CACTTTCAAGTATTAAACAGAGAAAGTTCGTTGTTCCATTTCAAGGTGGATTCGATGGGGATAACCCAGCAAATCCAAAATTGACAGGAGCAAGTATTACAGCAGCAAACACACAAGGGTTTGACATTTCAAGTGCAACCGCAACTGGAGCAGTAGCTTACAAGAAAGCAATTAACGCTGTAAGTAATCCTGATGAATTTGACTTGAATATGTTAGTAACTCCTGGTGTTATTCACAATTTACATCCGAAGATTACAAATCACGCGATACAAAAATGTGAAGAACGTGGTGATGCATTCTATATTTTAGATTGTGGTATTCAAGGTGGTTCAATATCATCTGCAACCGCAGCAGTTACCGCACTTGATACAAACTACGCAGCAACTTATTACCCTTGGGTAAAGATTGTTGATAGAAATACGGCACTACCTGTTTGGGTCCCACCTTCTTGTGTTTTACCTGGAACTATAGCGTTCACAGATAAAGTAGCACACGAATGGTTCGCACCAGCTGGTCTGAATCGTGGTGGTTTGACTACAGTATTAGAAGCACAGACAAGATTAACTCATGATGAAAGAGATACACTTTATGAAGAAAGAGTTAATCCAATCGCTTCATTCCCAGGTCAAGGTGTAGTAGTTTGGGGACAAAAGACCTTACAAGGTCGTCCATCAGCACTCGATAGGGTTAATGTACGTAGATTGTTAATTAAACTGAAGAAGTTTATCGCATCTTCAAGTAGATACTTAGTCTTTGAACAGAACACAGCAGCAACAAGAAATCGTTTCTTGAATATTGTGAATCCGTTCTTAGAATCAGTACAAGCTAATAGTGGTTTATCGGCATTTAAGGTAGTTATGGATGATTCCAATAACACACCTGATGTGATTGATAGAAATCAATTGATTGGACAAATTTTTATCCAACCAACGAGAACCGCAGAGTTTATCGTACTTGACTTCGTGGTACTTCCAACGGGAGCAACTTTCCCAGCGTAAGTTTAATCACATAGATTAATAAATGAAAAGCCCCTCTTTTTTGAGGGGTTTTTTGTTGCCTGATATATTTATATACGACAGATATAAAAAACTTCTAAAAAACTAAGAAAAATGATTATGATGATTTTTTAGAATTTTGATATTTATAGTTGAAGAATTAAACTTATTGGAGATTAAAGATGCCAGACTTATTAGATCCTTCTGAAATAATGTTCACACCGTTTGAACCGAAAACTAAAAATCGGTACATCATGTACATTGAAGGTATTCCAGCTTATCTTATTAAGACAGCTAACAGACCTACAATCGCTTTTGAAACGATTGAACTTGACCACATCAATGTTAAACGATATGTTAAAGGTAAGGGAGCATGGGAAGAATTAGAAATTACACTTTATGATCCTGTTGTTCCATCAGCCGCACAGGCATGTATGGAATGGGTTCGGTTATCTCATGAATCCGTAACAGGTAGAGATGGATACTCAGATTTTTATAAAAAAGATGTAACAATTAATGTATTAGGACCCGTAGGTGATAAGGTTGAAGAGTGGACACTTAAAGGTACTTGGATTACTAACGCAACATTTGGTGATTTAGATTGGGCAAATACTACAGACCCAGTTGATGTAACTTTGACACTTAGATACGATTACGCAATATTACAGTTCTAATAAAAATTTTAATAATAAAAGGAGTCGATTATGGCAATCATAGCAGATAAAGCTTGGTGGAAATCAAAGACAGTATGGACATCAGTAGTTGCTGGTGTTGTTGGTGTATTACAAGCAGTAGGTGTTGTAGAAGCAGTACCTGAAGTCGTTTGGACATTACTCGCGGCATTTGGTTTGTACGGAGTTCGTGACGCTGTTGGAAAAGCATAATTCAGCAGTAAGTAATATTTGAAACTGGGGATTTTAATATCCCCAGTTAGTTTTATAATAATTGGTTATATTGTATAGGTTACTATTCAATAATATTTTACATTAAAGGAGAAAAAACATGGCAGAAGATAAACGCCAGTTTCCAACAGAGGTAGTTGATTTGCCTTCTAAGGGATTACTTTATTCAAAAGATTCACCGCTGGCAGGTGGAACAATTGAGTTAAAGTATATGACCGCAAAAGAAGAAGATATTTTAACTTCTCGTAATCTAATTCAAAAAGGAATTGTTTTAGATAGACTGTTGGAATCTGTTATTGTAGATGAAAAGGTATCACTCAATGATTTATTGTTAGGTGATAAAAATGCAATTATGATTGCAACAAGAATACTTGGGTATGGTAAAGATTATACCGTTCAACTTACAGATCCATCTACTGGAGAAAAACAAGAGGAAACTTTTGATTTAACTGAAATTACAGATAAGAAGATTGATTCAAAATTGTTTAAGGCTGGTAAGAATGAATTTGAATTTGAACTGCCAGCAGCAAAAGTTAAAATTCTATTTCGTCTTTTAACACATAAAGAAGAAAAAGAAATTGATGCTGAATTAAAAGCATACAAGAAATTCTCAAAAGATAGTGGTATTACTGCAGAAATCACAACACGGTTGAAGAAGGCAATTGTGTCGGTTAATGGAGATACATCACTAAAACGAATTAGTGAGTTCGTGGAGAACGAATTACTATCTCGTGATTCTCTTTCATTTAGAGAATATCTTATAAAAATAACACCTGATGTTGATATGTCTTTTACTTTTACCAGTGATCAAACTGGTGAAGATACAACGATGGACATCCCATTAGATGTTGAGTTTTTTTGGCCTGCGGGCAGAAGATAAGCCTGCAATTCACTCACAAATCTTCTCCCTATGCTTCCACGGGAAAGGAGGATTTAACTTTACAGAAGTGTATAACATGCCAACCTATCTGCGCCGATTTTACATACAATCGGCCTCAAAATTCTACGAAGAAGAAAAGAAACAATACGATAAAGCATCCAAGAAAAAATCTGGTATTTCACGACCAGGTATCCCCCGAGGCTAACATTTTTTCCTATATATGATATTTATTAGTGAGTTATACTATCGTGTCATAACAACAGAAATTTTAAATAGACAGTATGTAGGAGAATCAAAATGTTTTCGTCAAAAAATAAATTAACAGAAGATCAACTCAGAGAAGGTATATTATCTAAAATTTTACAAGCTATTGTTAGTAAGAGAGTAGGTAAAGTGGAAAAGGCCTTAAAGGATAATCCACGATTAGCAAAGGCAGTTCGTAATGCAGATAAAGCTGTTAGAGAATTAGATAAAACATTAAAAAGTTCTGGAAAAACACGAGGAGTAAAATTCGCAGGAACCCGTAAGGGTTGGTAAGTTTCTAACTTAGATTTTAAAATAAATAATAAAGGTTATTGTCTTAGATATAAATAGGCTTAATATAATATGGCGTTAGAAAAAACAGATCAACAAAGAGAAATATATTGGGGTGGTATTGATAATACTACTATACCTACTATGGAAAAACTTGCCGAAGAAAAAAAAGTAACTGCTGAATTAAGTCGTCAAGAGGTAATAACTCAACGACTTTTAAATATTGATGATGAGATAGCCAAGGCGAAGAAAGATGCCGCGAATGGTACTGCGGAAGATATTAAGAAGTATAAAGAATTAAAGAAAGAAAAGAGGGCCTTGATGAAAGAGGAGGCCGAACACGCTAAAATAATGGCTAAAGAAGATGGGAAGAAATATACTTTAACATCCCTTCAAGCCGACCTCGAAGAAAAAATCGGGGATATGTTGAAGGAAGAAGTAGGATGGACTACTAAATTATCTTCAAATTTATATACTCAAGGAGTAGCTCAAAAATCCTTTTTAATGGACAGACTCCAAATAGTAAATACGGGTCAGAGCATATATGATTGGGGTGTTAGGTTAACTGACGTATTAAATAACGGTACTGAAAATCAAAAGAAATGGGCACAGGCAATGACTCCTATGGTTAGTATGGGAGGAAAAATGATTGATGATGCAATATCATTAGGTGGAGCTTATGATAATATTGGTAGTGGTACATTTATGGATATGACAAAATCAATGGATGAACAACTCAAAAAGGCAGAGAGATATAAAGATTATGTTAAGAAGGAAATAATTCCAGCGTTAAAGGCAGATCAGGAACAATTAGAAGAAACATTAAAAACACAAAAAAAGGGTAGTGAAGAGTGGAAAAAGACTAAGGAACAGATTGAAGAAAATAAGCAGGAGCAAAAGGAAAGTAATGCATTAGCGCAAGAAAATGTTGACAAAGCAAAGAATTTAACAGCAGAAGCAAAAAGACAGAAAGTGTTACATGGCCAGACAGCGTCTACCGTAGCATTTATAGCAGAACCATTTGAAAAAATGAAAACATTCTTTGAAAAAACCAAGGTGGGCAAATTCGTATCAGAGTTAGTAGGAATTGGTGATGCAACTGAGCATTTTACTAATACATTTACTAATTATGTGAAGGATTCTCTTGATCCAGATAATCCGATGAACTTTGGATTAGCTATGAGTAAGATGTGGACTAAGACAGATAAAAATGGAAGGGTAACACGAGGTCAATTTAAAATTATGTTTGATAAGTTCGAAGAAGGATTTTCAAAACTTAAAGAAGTATTTACTGGAATAAATAAATCAATGGGTGGAATGTTAGGACCAGCACTGGCAATAGTGGCAATTCTGATGATAGCCAAGAAGGTTGCAGAAATGTTCTATGGTGGAATGGCAGAAACCCGTAAAGAGTTTGGACTTACATTTACAGAAGCAGCAGGATTACAACAAATTCTTAATACTACTGCAATGGAAATGAAGTTTCTTGGTGTAAGTGCTGAAGATGTTAAAGCTGGGGCCGTAGGTATTATGGATAACTTGGGTGGAATAGGTCAAATTACACAATCAAATGTTAAAGAAATGGCCAGATTAAATGCAATGTATGGTATTAGTGGAGAAAGTTCAGGAGTATTGGCAGCACAAATGATGGCCGTAGGTGCTAGTAGTATAGATGCTGTTGGGGCTCAATTGGATTCCGTGGCTGCATTATCACAGGCAAATGGAGTGGCACCAGCAAAGATTATGGAAGATGTTGCAGGTTCAAGTGAATCATTTGCTGGATTTGCAAAAGATGGTGGACAAAACGTATTTAAAGCAGCGATAGCAGCCAGAAAACTTGGTTTGAGCATGTCAACTGTTGAAAGCATGGCAGATAGTTTATTAGATTTTGAAACATCTATAAACGCACAAATGGAAGCGTCTATGTTACTTGGTCGTAATATCAATACAGATAAGGCACGAGAATTAGCATTAGCTGGTGATTTAGAAGGAATGCAAAAAGAGATTACTAAACAAATTGGTAGTGCATCAGATTGGAATGCATTGAATATAGTTCAACGGAAATCATTAGCAGCAGCATTTGGAATGGAAGTTTCTGAAATGGGTAAGATGATAACTAACCAAGATAAACTTAATAATATGACTACTGCACAGAAGAAAAGACAAGATTTAATAGCAGATGTTATGAAAAAGATAGGAGAAATTTGGACAAGATTTCTTGGTATTTTTAAGGCACTTTTACCATTAGCCATTGGATTACTTTCACCATTTTTATTAATTGCTGGTGTTTTAGTTTATGTACTTGGTTTGTTTGCTGATATTATAGAATGGTTAAATGAAGCAAATGTTATGGGAGTTGGATTAGGTGATGTAATAATGTTTGCGGCGGGAGCGGCACTCTTATTTAGAACAAATTTGATGAGTGGTGGTATTATGGGAGCCCTTGGCAAGATGAAAGATATGATTTTTTCTATGGGTTCAAAAATGACAGGTGTGGCAAAGAAAATGGTGGGTATGGGCGGTGATGATGTACCTTTGACAAAGAGTGGTAAACCAGATAAAAGATTTGGAAAGAGAGCAGATAAAACTAAATCGGTTAAAAAACCAGCACCAGGTAAAAAAGGTGGCGGTAAAGGTAAAGGACCACTTGGTGGTATGTTTGAAAAATTTGACGCAAAGAAAGCACTCGCTGGTGCAGCCGCATTATTGATAATAGCAGCCGCATTATGGGTAACTGCAAAGGCATTAATAGAATTTGGAAAAGTAAGTTGGGGGGCTATGGCTAAGGCCGGAGTAGCTTTACTTGGATTAGTGTTAGTATTAGCAGCCATCGGAGCGATAATGATGAGTGGTGTTGGAGCAGTTGCTATATTGGCAGGTGCAGGAGCTATGTTGATAATGGCAGCAGCATTACTTGTATTGGGAGTTGCAATTCAAGCCATTGGTAAGGGATTTGATATGTTAGCACAAGGATTAGGTTCATTTTTACCAACAATTATGACATTAGCTCCAATGGCAAAGGCAATATTTGTATTAGCAGGAGCATTTACTGCATTGGGATGGAGTATGGCAGCGATGGCACTTGGAGCACTGGCATTATTACCAGCACTTCCTGTATTGATGACATTAGCAGCACTTGGAATGTTAGGTGGATCAGTATTAGGTGGTGGTGGTGGAGAAGAAACGGCCTCAGCAGAAGGAAACCCAGTTGAAATTAAACTTGATGAAACTAATCAGAAGTTAGAAAGGTTAATTGGATTAATGGGTGAACAAGGACCTATAGCACTTGCAACATCTCAAACAAAAACTAATACTGGTAAAATTGCCAGTCAGATAATATAGAGAAATATAATGGCACTTGTAGAATTATTAACAGATTTATCAAACTTTAAATATACAGATTATGATAATGTTGGTGCCAATAATAGTCAAGTAGAAGGTCGTCATGGTGGGTTTGAAGGTGGAGGAGAACCACCACACTCTGAAGAACATTCTAAATTTGATGATGGGGTAGGTGGAATTGGAAATCCACA